TGGAAGCTCCCTCGACATCGCGTTTTCAGCGGCCGAGCTTCAAGCCAAACATATCGTGCTCCGCTTGGTCGACGCGGCGGGCGCCGAGTGGAACGATGACGCAATTCACATCTTCACCGTCGGGGATCCGAACGCGTTCTTTGAGTTTGATCTGTTCTCCGGGTCTGTGTCCCTGTCGCTGGCCTCGCAAAGCGCGATTACGGGGGGCGTATGGGACGAACTCGTCGCTAACCATCTGGCACCCGCGACCTTCGGGGCGCACCAAGCGAACACGGGCGCGGCGGTTACGGATATTCAAACGCGGGTGCTTGAGCTAAAAACGCTCATCGAGGAACTTACGGATTCTCTCGGAGGCGGGGTTTCCACCGCAGTTGAAGCGCTATCTCAGGTGCGGGTTGCGAATCTCGCACTTCAAAAACTGGGCGCGCAGGAAATCGTCTCGATGTCAGAAGATACTCGAGAGCGGCGGGCGATTACCCGGTGCTACACGATGTTGCGTGATCGCGAGTTGCGGGCGCACAACTGGAATTTCTCGATTAAGCGAAGTGTGTTAGCCCCGTCTAGCGTGGCGCCTGCGTTTGAATTTGCGAAAGCATTCCCGTTGCCGTCGGATTGTCTTCGTCCGCTCCCACCCGCGCGCGATGTTGACTGGACGATCGAGCATCATAACGGGTCAAAGCACATTCTGACGAACGAAGGTACGGTGATTTATCTGCGGTATGTATCGCGGGTAACTGATGAAACGCAGTTTGACCCGCTTTTCGCCGACATGCTGGCGTGCAAAATCGCGTGGCATTGCTGCGAAGAAATTACGCAGTCGAACCAGAAAAAAGCGGATATCGAACGGGAGTACGACAAAGCGAGAGCCGACGCGAAACGCATCAATGCGTTCGAGCAAGCGACGCCGCAAGAACCGGAGCCCCCGTGGCTGACGGCCCGGCATACCGGTGATCGCGGGCAGAACTGGCTCCGTTTTGGAGGGTCTTGATTTATGCCGAAAGTGTCTCCCATTCAAAGTTCGTTTTCGACGGGTGAAATCTCCCCGCTGTTATACGGACAAGTCGAATTCGACAATTACAAGTCCGCGCTCAAAGTGTGCCGGAATTGGCTCCCGTTGATTCAAGGGCCGGTAACGCGGCGCCCCGGCACGTATTTCTGCGATGAAGTGAAAGACTCGTCTAAGGCGGTTCGGTTAGTTCGGTTCAAGCGATCGACGGATCAGGCGTATCTTTTGGAATTTGGGCATGAATATATTCGATTTAAACGCAACAATGCGCCGGTAACACTGACGGCGCAGAACATCACCGCGGCGACGAAAGCCAATCCCTGTGTCATCACCTATGCTGGGTCCGACACGTACGCCAACCAGGATCACGTCGATATTGACGGCGTGGTGGGTATGACGCAATTAAACGGTCGTCGGTTTAAAGTCGTGAATGCGAACAATGGGGCGAACACGTTTGAATTGCAGACGTTGGACGGCGTGAGTGTGGATAGCTCGGCGTACGGGGCGTATGTGTCCGGGGGCTCCATTACGGAGGTGTACGAAATCGCGTCTCCGTACGCGGAAGACGAGTTGTTTCAATTGAAATTTGTGCAGTCGGTCGACGTGCTGTACGTGGTGCATCCTGCGCACGCTCCGCGTAAATTATCTCGGACGGGGCACACGGACTGGACACTGGCGCCGATTACGAACGTGGATTTTATCGACGGGCCGTATTTAGGGGTGAATGCAACGACTACGACTTTGACACCGAGCGCGGCCACCGGAAGTACGGTGACGATCACCGCGTCTTCTACGGTGGGGATTAACGGAGGCGCGGGGTTTAAATCAACGGATTCTGGACGCCTGCTTCGCATTAAAGAAGGATCGACGTGGGGGACGTGTATCATTGGGACGTGGACATCTGCGACACAAGTTACGGTGCAAGTTCTTGAGTCGTTGACCAATACCAGCGCGAAAAAAACGTGGCGGCTCGGGTTGTATTCGGACACAACGGGATACCCGGCGTGTGCCGGATTCTACGAAGATCGCCTCGCGTTCGCGGGATGCCCGGCCGCGCCGGCCCGGATTGATTTATCGCGTACAGGGGATTATCAGAATTTTGCGCCAACGGATTTGGACGGGGTAGTTACTGATTCGCACGCCATGTCGTACACGCTCAATTCGGACGACGAGCAAACGGTCCGGTGGATAAAAGGCGACGAAAAAGCCCTCGTGCTCGGGACGGTCGACGGAGAGTGGCCGATGCGTCCGAGTACGGCGTCGGAGGCGATGACGCCAACGAACATCTCTGCCAAGCAATCAACGGCTAGGGGGAGCGCGGATATCCAAGGCATTCGAGCCGGTGATGCGATTTTGTTTGTTCAGACGGCAGCGCGGCAAGTACGGGAACTAGCGTACATTTTTGAAGCTGATAAATTTAAAACGCCGGATTTGACCGTGTTGTCGGAGCACATCACAAAGGGGGCAACACCTGAGGCATCTGGGATTAAAGATTTAGTATACCAGAAACAACCGCACTCCATTGTATGGGCCGTGCGTAAAGACGGCGTGCTCCTGTCCTTCACCTATGAGCGAGATCAAAAAGTTCTCGCTTGGGCGCAGCACAGGATCGGGGGGTACTCAGATGCAGCTAAGACGACGCCGGCGGTCGTGGAGTCGGTGGCGAGTATGCCTAGCGCGGACGGGACGCGCGATGAGGTGTGGCTCGCCGTGCGGCGGCATATCAACGGCCGAACGGTGCGGTATGTGGAGTATTTGACGAAGACCTGGGAGCAGGGGGACACGCAAACAGACGCGATCTACGGAGATTGCGCGCTCACGTACGACGGTGGCGCGGCGACAACGGTAACCGGACTGTGGCATTTAATAGGCGAAACCGTTGGGGTGCTGGTAGATGGGGCTGCGCATCCGGATTGCGTGGTGTCCGCGACAGGAACGATCACGCTTACTTCACCGGCGTCGGTCGTCCAAGTGGGGTACACGTACGACAGCGATGGGCAGATGCTACGCCAGGACGCGGGGGCGGCTGACGGCACGGCGCAGGGAAAATACCAGCGAACGCATGTCGTAAATATACGGGTTCATGATACACTCGGCATGAAATTCGGAGCGGGGTTCCACACGACGGGTCCGGGAAAATTGACGGAGTATGTGAGCCGTACGTCGGCAGTTCCGGGGGATACGGCAGTACCGTTGTACTCTGGGGATATCGAGGTGCGATGGGAAGGCAGCTACACGAAAGATAACTACGTGACGTGGCGAAACAGCAGCATGTTTCCGGCGACGATTTTAGCCGTCATGCCACAATTGCACACCCAGGACCGCTAACATGGGGTTGACCTACCATGATGTCATTCGGGCCGTTCAAAGCGGGGCATCTTTCGCAGTTGAATGTGCAGGAGGCGCAACGATGGACCTTGACGTATATGTCGCCGTCAATGCTGACGACGCTAGAGGGGTTGTGGTCGAACACCGTCTTTCGGGACGGCCAACCCATCTGTTGTGGCGGGGTCATCGAGCAGCGTCCGGACTACGGGATCGTGTGGTCGTTCGTCGGATCGGACGTGACACCCCATGATTTCCCTGCACTCCATCGACTGGTCAAACTATTCATCTGCGACCTTCCTTTCGACCGTTTGGAAATGCACGTTGATTTCGGTTTCCGGAACGGGCATCGGTGGGCGCAGGCCCTTGGTTTTCAATGCGAAGCGCCAAGAATGCGCCGGTTTCTACTTAACGGAGCCGATGCCTCACTCTACGCGAGGATAAAACGTGGCTGATCCGATTACGATCATGGCCGGGGTGTCGATGCTCGGGGGCGCGGTGTCCGCAATGGGCGCGCAGGCGCAAGGGCAGAGCGCGGCCATGGCGCAGCAATTCAACGCCGATATCGCGGGGCGGAATGCGGGGCTCGCGCGCGATGCCGCGGCGTATGACGCGTCGATCCAAGAGCGCAACGCCAGGATGCAGATGGGGGCGATTCGTGCGGCGTACGGCGCCTCGGGAGTGACTGCGGAAGGCTCTCCGCTCGACGTGTTGCAGATGAGTGTGACGAACGCGGAACGGGACCGGCAACAGATTTTGTACCGCGGCGAATTGAAAGCCCTTGGCTACGAAGATACACGGACGTTGAGCCTTTACGGGGCTGAGAGCGCGAAGAAGCAGGCCGACTTTACCATGGCCACAAGCCTCTTAACCGGGTTCACGGGCGCCGGTAAACTCTTCACGTCGGGGAAAACCGCGCCCTCGGCGGGCGCCCCGATTGCGATCTCTTAGAAGGGGTAGACTGTGCCACGGATTAAAGAATACACCGAACAAGTTGGGGGTCCGCAAGAACTGCCGTTGAGCCAAGTCTCCCGGCAAGCCTTCGCATCAGATTTCAGCGGCACGGGTACCGGGGCCGTCATTGCCGGCCGAGGACTTCAAGAAGCGGCGTCCGATGGGGTCGCGATTCAACGGATGCTTGACGATCAAAAGGCTCGGCAGGAAGTCACCGACGTGGCGGTAGAACTCGCCCGGTTTAATTCCTCGGCCGCACACGAGTTGAGGAACGCGGAAACATCCGGCGCCCTCGATAGCGAAAGTTTCACCGAAGAGTACATGGCCCGCATCAACACCAACCTGGATCTCGTGGGCCAGAAATACCAGACCGCAGCCGGCCGGCAGGCGTGGGAACGGGGTTCCGCAGAGATGAGCGGGCACTATTTGATTTCCGCGGGCGATGCGTACAGCAAAGCCGCGGGCGTTAAAGCGGTTGCACAGGCGAAGGATTTCGTCGATGTCTCCCGAAACACCCTCATGAACGACCCCTTCCAGTTTGAACGAGTGGAGCAAGGCGTCGCCAACGCAATCAGTGACCCGCGCGGGGTGTTCGCCCACATGCCAGCGCAAGTGCGGGATGAGTTTTTACGAGGCACAAAAACAGAGCTCGCGAAATCGGCCGTACAAGGGGTGATCCGTCTCGATCCGAATATCGCGATGAAACAATTAACGTCATCGCAGTGGGACGCGTACCTCGACGCCGACGCGAAACACGCGCTCCAAACGGAGGCGCGCGTCGGGATCGCGGGGCTGGATGCGGAAGCCCGACGCCGCGAAGCCGAAGCCGAACGACTGCGGAAACAGGAAGTAGAAGCGACGAATCAAAAGATGGTGGAACACTATTCCACGAAATCGTTGACGGCGCCGATGATCTTGAACTCGAACCTTCCGGCCACGGGGGAGGGGTCAAAAGAGCATTGGATTAAGATGATCGAGGCGCAAAATAAAGAGCACCACGAAGCGCCAATTAAAAAAGATCCCCG